TAGCGCATGTGATAACTCAGGCGCTCATCGATGACCTGGGCCATCGAGTTCTTCACGGCCGCGCCAATAGCTGCGGCGTTATCCGGCGTTGTACCCTCCGGTACGCTGATGTGGATGTCTCCGAAGGAGACGCTTCCGCCACCCGAAGACGGCACCGAACCACCATTCGGAATGACCTTGGCGCCCGGATTCAAATTCACCAACTCAGGGCCCTTTTCGCCGACGATGGACCATCCACCGGGCGCATTATCGGTGCCGCTGGCGAATTTCGGGAACGAGATGCCGCCCATCATTCCAGAGGACGCACCCGCGACCGCGGACGTCTCTCCGACACTGGGTAATGCGCCGCCACCGAAGAGCCCCTGCATCGATTGCATCAACGGCTGGATGATTAGCATCTTGATGAGCATGTCATCGAGCGCCTTGACGACCGCCAGACCCATGTCCTTGAATCCCTGCGAAACGGTCTTAGTGCCGGTAAAGATATCGCTGAGACCGGATGTTAGATTCGTTTCGAGGGCCGTCGACAGTCCTCTCATCGCGGTATTGGTGCGCATCCCCGCCGCCTCGACGCTGTTCAGGGCAGTTGCGACATCGGGATAAAGGCCCTTGAGTTGGGTTGCGATCGCAACGTCATCGGACGAGAGAAACGCGGTGTTGCGTCCGAATTTAATGCTCGAATTCACCTGTGCCCGCGCCAGCGCGTCAGCGGCCCGCATCGCCTGATCGGCCAGGCCGCTCATTTCGGCTTTCGCCGCAGCCGCCTCGCGGGTCAGACCGTCCTTCATGCCGGCGGCCGTCAGTTGGGCGATCGCCTTGGCGCGCTCCTGGGCCGCTGTGGTCAGATCGATCGCGTTGGCCGCAGCGAGCGTGGTCTCGGTGTATTTGCGCAGCGATTCTTCCGCGCGATCAAATGCGCCCGTGTCTGACGTCGTTGGCGGCCCCGTCGACGTGTCAAACTTCCGGTTCATGCCCTCCGCAAGCCGCTTGCGCGCATCGGCCATAAGGCCGCTATTGCGGATGCCGTCGAGCCGCTGCTGATCTGCTAAGGCGGAAATATCGGCCGGATCGCTGGAGATCCCAAAACTCTTCTCGGCCGCGGCGCGGCTTTCGGGAGTCGTGGTCAAATTCATGAACGCCGTCGCGCCTTGGTTCATCTTGTCTTGGAACCAGCTGGGGAGTTGACCCAGCTTGTCGACCATCTTGGCGATGTTATCGAATGCGCTCGCAGTCAATTCGACGATGCTTACCCATGCTTCCCGGAACTTGATACCGAGCTGCGTAAGCAGATCTTGGACGGGGTGCCAGCGCTGAGACAGGATTTTTTCGGCGGCGTCGAGCCTGTTCTGCAGATCGACTGCGTTCTGCACGTCAGCGCTCGACACAAGTTCGTCTTTGCTGATCGCATCGGCCGACGCGACCATTTTGTCAAGAAACCCACTATCGGCTGCGGCCTTCTTGGCGATCTCGTCGCCGAGCGTGACCCGGACAGCCTCGATCGCGGCCAACCGCTCGCCCTTCGCGACGGCCTGATCGAACAGGCTCACGGCCGCACGAAGCTTTTCCTCGGAACCGTTGGCGTTCGCCAGTTGTCCAACGCCGGAATTGCCTGCGAAGTTGCCGTAATCGGCAACGGTCTTGATACCATTCGAAGCGGCGCTTCCGCCCAGCTTTCCCGCGGTCGAATCGTTTAACTTCTGGAGCGCGGTCGTCAGGGCATCGACGGGCAATTTCGCGTCTTCTGCAGCCTTCGAAATCCGCTGAAAGAAATCCGTCGTCACATTGGCGGCCGCGGCCTTTTCGGATAGCGCGACATACTCGGCAAGCTTCTCGCCGCCGAGGCGCCACGCCTCGCCCACCATTTTAACGCCGTCGTAGGCCAGGGCGAACCAGCCCACCATCCGGAGCGCGGGCGACAGAAACCCCAGAATGGAGGTCGCCGCCGCTCCAACGGACGGGCTGAATGCCTCCATGGCGATACCGGCCGAACGAACGCCACCAGTCACCCCCATCAGGCTTGGCGCGGCCTTCTCGGCGGCGCCCGCGAGCGCGATAAGCCCGGTCCCGGCGTAGTTGGTTGCCGTGACCATACCCGTTGCGAGAGCTGCGATCGCCGTTCCGGAGGCGCTGAGCACGGGGACGGCCATTTCGTTGACCACGCCGCGGAAGGCCGGGGAGAACGCATAGGCGGCTTCGGCTGCCTGCCTGAGGTGGTTTGCTGCGGTAAGGGCACCTTCGCCCGTGACGCGGAAGCCGCCAGCATTGTCATTCGCTGCCGATGTGCTCTTGGCCAGGTTCTCGTTCGCTGCCTTGATCGAATCCGTCAACCGGGTAAGGGCGGCCGTAGCGTCATCCACGCCATCGGCCTTTCCCTTAATCGTAATGTTGCGGATCGTATCAACGCTTGGCATCTGCGCTCTTTTTCTCGTGATAATCGCGGAAAGCCGCGTCCATCGCCTGAATGATTTCGCAGAGACGATCGAAGTCGTCCCCGATCAGACCGTACCGGGAGGAAAAACGGTCGATCGCAAGCCATGGGATGGGCCCCATAGCCATGCCGATCTGACGATCAGTGGAGAGAGCGCGGAAGGCGCCCCATTCAAAGTAAAGGTGGCCGAACAGTTCCGGCTTATTTGCGACACACGGTAGGGACGCGAGGGGTGCGCCCGCTGCCATGGCCGCATTAACAATCGTCTCGAAACTCTCGCCCCAATCCAGTTGCCAGATCAGGACGTCCGTGAGTTTTTTACCTCTGCGGCTCCGTCAGCCTTGCGGCGCTGCGCGACGACCGATCCGGCATAGGCGGCGCCGGCCTGGAACACGCGGTAATCAGGATCCAGCAGAAGCCTTGCCCCGATTTCCTTTGTGTACGGAATCGGCTTATCGTCGTCGTCCGTCAGGCCCTCGACATCGAGAACAACCGTCTCGAGCAAAAGCTTTCCGGCGATACGGTCCTGGTCTTCGGGCAAAACACCCTCGACGCGCTGGCCCCGGGGAATCTCACGGACCATCTTTCCCTCGAGAATGCGATAGTCGACGTTGTTGGTGCCGCGGGCCTTGATCCGGATCCCCGGAAGGTCTGGAATTCCGTCGACCCAATCGCCTTGTTCAATGAGCGCTGAGTCGACCTTGATTGCAGAAAGCTTCATGCAACGTTCCTATGTTACGGGAGATACCAGAACCGGCCGACACTCACAGTATAGCCGTAGGTCGCGTCCCTGATGGCCTGGAAGCTCGCCGACAGCATCACGTCGGCATTCTTGCCGCTGACATTGGGCGAGCCGCTGGACAGTTTGATGCTGGGGAAGTCGAAGACGAGCGTTTCGTTATTGCTGTCTGTTCGTCCGAGCCGGATATCGTAAGATGTCGGGGTATTGTTGAGCAGCTTGTCCAGCACGGTCTTGTCGCCGAAGTAGGTATTCAGCGAACCCGAGACGACGAATTCGCCGTTCCCGATGCCGACCGCTCCGATGGACCCGACCGCCATCTGACGCCGCAGATTATTCTGGAAATCCCATTTTGCGCCGGTCACATAGTTCGGACCGATGACGTTGGCGCCATTGAACCCGATGCGACCGACGTTCGATGCGGTATTCAGCACGTCATTGGTCGCTGCAGCGACGTCCGTTGCGCCAGCAAAGCGCGTCGTCTGCACGGCCCCGTCTGACCCGACGTAAGTTTTTGCGTAGGTGGCGATCTTCGCCGAATCCGCGGTGACTGAGAATTTATCCAGCGTCTGGCCACGCAGATATTCGTAGGTAACCGGGCTATGATCGAGATACTGCCTCTCGATCGTATTTGAGCGCTTGGTCGATGCATTGGTCAGGAAGTCGCAGAGGAACACCTGAATCGTCTTGCTCGTGCCTGCATCGGCGGCCCAGCCAACCGGAACGCGATCCAGCGTCAGCGTATGCGCCACCGCCGAAAGGATCCGAACGAAGTCATTGTCGACCGCAGTGGCTAACTGCACACCCGCGGCGGCGCCACCGACCTTCGCCCACATGCCAGGCAGGATGCCCAGCGTGGTGAAGTCGAGCGCGGTCGAGGTGAGGTGATTCCCGCTGGTGGTGTCGGCGACGATATCGCCCGACGCGGCCTGAAATCCGACCACGCGGATGGTCGCGCCGGCGGGCGGCGAGGCCTCTGCGGTGAAGGATGCGGTGGGAAATACCACCGTCGTGGCACCGCTCGATGAGACCACGAACAAACCGTTATTCGCCGCGGTCGCGAAGCCGGAGGCCAGCACCAGCATCTGGGCTTTGAACGGCGTTCCCAGCGCAACAGTTGCCGTCGTGGTCGTCAGGGCCGTGACGGCCTGCGACGGAAGATTGCCCCACGTTCCCTGCAAAGCCTCTTCAAGGTCATCGTCCATCGTCTGGAACGACATTTCGCCGGCAATATCGCCGCCGGCCTGGACGCCGACAAGGATAAGGTCCGGGACCTGACGATCAGACCTGATCTCGTTCGAAATGACCGTCTGCGGATTGACCGCGAGGCTGCTCGATGTCTGCCGAATAGCCTTGAAGGCTGGCGTCGTGGGCGTGACACCAAAGGTCGTCTCGCGGACCTTTGCGATCGCAACGCGGTTCGTCGACTGGAGATCAACCATTTAAGGCTCCATAGGCAAGCCGACGATGCGGCAGATGTTGAAGGGATTTAAGCGAAGAGGTCGGTGTAATAAGGCACCGACGATGAGATGATGAACTTGCCAGCGGCATAGTTCGAATTATCGATAACGCCCGGAGATGGCGCATAACAGACGACGCCAGAGAATTGTTTGCCGCGGAAGATCGCGCGAAGCTGGTCGATCCATGCGAGGGGCTGACTAAGACCCGTGCCCGTTGGGCAGATAAGCTTGATCCGAAACGCGCCGGACTCCCGGAAGACGTTGTTGCCGGGCGAGCCGACCGTAATCTGATTCTCGACTGCGACCGGATATTCAACGGTGACATAGGCCGAGCCGTCGCCGGTCCCCTGCCCCGTCGTGTCGTCATCGACAATCGCCGTTGCGGTCCAATTCGCCGCGAGCCGTGCGGATACCGCATCGACGACCACTTTTCCGGCCATGAACTAAGACCCCAGAGTGATCGTGATGGCCGGCGTGAGATGCGGAGCGCCGTCGAATGGCGGGCGATAGGAGAACGAAATATTGAAGGCCGGGTAACGATCCTGCGCCAACGTCACTACGGCTTCGAACACGCCGTTCGGCGCCTGCCGCGATTCCGGAGGCCCACTTTCGCCTTCGATCTTGCTGGCGTAGGGCAACGATGAAACGAACACATATTCAGACGCAGGCGGAGCGTCGCCATCCGGATCGATTTCGGTTCCGTCAGCGAATAGCTCGAACGATGCTTTGAACGCTCCACTTCGAACCGGCGCGAACTGCTCAAGCATATCGGCGATCCAGCCGAAGACGTCGGGCAGCAAGCTGAAGCTGTAGTCGATCTCGCCGTCCGGCCTGACCCGGCTTTCATCGGCGCCCTCGGCGCCGTCTACTTTCGTTGTGTGCGCCGGTACGCTTCCAAGCGCGGCAGAGTTCTGCTTTTCGGCATCGGCCAGGGTCTCGCGCGCGAAGTCCGCGAGCGCGGCGCTCCTGGCCTGCGGCGATAGTTCCTCGTTAACGATCGCTCTGATGTCGAGATCGATCGGATCGATCGTTCCGCTAAACATCAGCCCGTGACGCGCATGTCGATGCGGACGAGTTCGCCGCCGATGAACTTCGGATCCACAAAGGCAACTGCCTTGGGCGCCTGCCCGCGCATCAATACCTTATCGGTCGGGCCGACGCGCGGGACGCGCTGATCGAGATTGAATGGCGGCAGGGCCGGCACCTGACCACCGGGCCATTGCGCGTTATTGATCTGCGTCGGAGACATGGCGATGTTTAAATCAGTAGCCGGGATTCCGGCAACAAGCTGCTGGACCGTCAGAGCATTGACCGTCGCCCTGCACTTCACGTCGATATTGACCTGGTTGGGTGCCGTGCCCACGACGCGGCGAAGGATGATGTCCTCTCCTACTTGCGCCAGCGCGTTATCCAGCGCTGCTATAAGGTCGGACATCTTACGAAGTCGACACGCCGTTGACGGTCAGTTGCTCAGGGGCCGGCGGCGTTACCGGAGATACGACCGGAGGAACCACGGCAGCCGACTGACCGGACGTATCCGACGAGTCGGTCAAAGTAGGGCCGCCATTCGAGCCCTTCAAGCCATCAA